GATGTTATTGAAGATGTGTATTGTGCTGAGATTGATGAATATGAATCTTTTGTTCTCGGAAGTAATATTTTAACACACAACTGTAAATATGGTGATGAAAGAGCAAAACCAACGGATATCTGGACAAATTCGACAACATGGGTTCCAAGACCCGTATGTAGAAACGGAAATAAGGATTGTCACCACCAACCAGCACCAAGGGGTTCAAAAACGGGAACTCAAGGTAAGAGCAATTCATATGAACGAAGCAAGATTCCCCACGATCTGTGCATGGAAATTCTTAATAGCTTATGCTAAAACTATATATTCATACAGGTAATGGACACTATATTGGTAGTTCTGTGATTGTCGTTTCGGATAATTATGAAACCGCAGCAAGCATTATTAGAAATGAATTAAATGAAATGGGATTGGGAGATGAAAAGCTATCAATCATCGAAAATGAGATTGTTAATAACAAAATTGTGTTTTCAAAAAGTGGAGATTATTAGATTCCGAATATTTATGGTAGATAAATGTTCCAAGTTATGAATCAAAGACAATTAATAAAAAAGATATTATTGGAATTTGTTAACGAACAAGACGATGAATATCAAGACATTGCTCTGGATAATTTATCAAAAGTTGGTGATTTTAGTAAATTGCGTGAAATTGATAAATTAACTTTGCTTGGACGTTCAGGTGATGTCAATAAAACAAAAAGATTATTTTTATCAAGAATGTATGATGAAAAGGGAAATACATTTGGAATGCTTGAGATAAAAGTTAAAGTTAAAGACATTAACGAACAACCAATTGATAATAAATTTTCAAAAGAGTTTGCAGGTCAAGAAGGTTATTTGCTTCCAGCTATACAATATTTTGATAACATTCCTTATGTGAGTGTTAAATTTAAAGAATTTGAGTCAATTGATTCGCATGTCGCTGGTGGTGATTATAAATCAAGGTTTATTCCGTTAGCAAACGTATATCCAATTTCTCATGATAAAATTGATGATGAATTTGTTAAGCATCAAGAAAAAATTGACCAAGGAAGGAAAAGATTTCGTGATATGTTTGGACCTGATGAGTTTTAATTGTTATATTTTAACAAAAAGAATTAATGACAAAAACGTTATTGGTGGATGGTGAAAACCTATTTAAAATTGGTTTTCATGCAATTGATTATCATTATAAAGAAAAACATATTGGTGGAACATTTCATTTTATAAACACGTTAAGAAAATTATTGGATAGCGACAATTACGATAAAATTGTTGTTTTTTGGGACGGTGAAAACAATTCCGCAGCAAGGAAGAAAATATATCAAAAATACAAGCAGAATAGAAAGACCCCTATGGAAGATTTTATCTTGGAATCTTTCATGTATCAGAAGTTTAGAATCAAACAATATCTTGAGGAAATCTTTGTAAGACAAGTTGAAGTCGCTGAGAATGAAGCGGATGATTTGATCGCATATTATTGCAAGATATCCCCCGATGAAAAAAAAACAGTATTCTCCGCTGATAGAGATTTACTTCAGCTAATCGATAAGGATGTTTCGGTGTATTCACCAAATACAAAAATGACTTATAAATTTGGGGATAAGATTAAAATCAAGCAATATCATATTCCCCATTATAATTTAATCACCTATAAAATTATGCTTGGTGATAAATCCGATAATATTTCTGGGGTTTATTCTTTGGGGGAGAAAAAGTTGATGGATTTTTTTCCTGAGATACTTGATAAACCGGTTTCTTATTCCGATATTTTGAATAAGTCAAAGGACTTGGTTAAGGAAAACAAAAGCAACGTTTTAAAAAATATTTTAAGTGGTAGAACGAAAGATGGTGAACATGGTGAAGACTTATTTAAAATCAATGAGCAAATTATTGATTTATCCAACCCCCTCATATCTGAGGATGCAAAAAAGATTGTCGAACTTTATTATAAAGAACCTCTAGATCCCGATGGTCGAGGTTATAAGGGATTCATCAGAATGATGACCGAAGATGGATTCTTTAAATTTCTCCCAAGATATAATGATAATTGGGTTGATTTTATTAAACCATTCTTAAAATTAACAAGAAAAGAAAAACGAAATTTTAATAAATAAAAATAAATAACATGGGATATAAATTACAAATAGGGGTCACAGATTTTGTCGAAGAGGTTCGTTATCATGGAACGATGATGATAGACACATCAGCTTATCCCCAAATGGATGGAATGACCGAAGAAGAATGTATTGATTATATTAAAGAAAATGCTGAAACATTGGAACCATATGAAGATGAATTTGGATTTGATTCTTTGTATGAACAATTGCAAGAACGGGACATCGTTAATACCAAAATACTTGATAATGAATATGAACTTTATGTTAACTACTAAAAACAAATAATAAAATGAAAGAACAAGATTTAACAAAGATGGAGTTTTTAATTAAGCTCAACAATAACGTGGTAATCCAACGATATTTTAATGTCAAAGATTATAATCCCCAAGCTAGACGATCTATGGAATTATATGAAAACATTAGAGATATTGCAGAATCTTTGCAAAGAAAATTAAAAATCAAGACCGTCACATATATGTTGGATAACTATTATGAGATTGAGGAAAACCCTCAAATAATAGAAACATCAAACACAGATGGTCCCGAAACATTTAACATTTATGTCAGGGTAAATGATGAGACAATTTGTCATAGAGTGTTTGATGCAAAAGTGTACCCCCCAAAGGTCAGATATACGATGGATATACGTCCAGAAGCAAAAAACATTTTGAGAAATTTGACTGACATTTTTTCAGAGAAAAATTTAACCACCGAGTACCTCGAAATTAGTCTATGATCGTACTATTTAGAAGATACTAACTAACACAAACACATGGGAAAAGATAAAAATTTTGAATATTTAGGGCAAACATTTCAGCTTCAGTTGATTAACCAAATTATCATTGATAAAACATTCGGTTCTTCAATTATTGATGTTCTTGAGGTCTCTTATTTTGAAAACAAATATTTCAAAATTATTCTTCAATTCATAAAGGAGCATTATGTAAAATACAATGAAATTCCTTCTTTTAGTACATTAAAGCAAATTATCAAATCTGAACTAGCACAAGACATGCTTGTGAAAGTTGCGATTGACACATTAGAATCGGTAAGAAATATTGCAACCGATGGTGCTGAGTTCGTTCAAGAAAAAGCTTTAAAATTCTGCAAGCAGCAAGAATTAAAGAAGGTCATGACAAAAGCTCAAAAGATAATTGATGGGGGTGAATTTGAAAATTATGATCAGGTTGAATCGTTGGTTAGGAATGCTCTTCAGGTGGGTGAGTTGGATAGAGGGCAATTAAACGTTTTTGACGATGCTGAAGACGTTCTAAAGGAGGATTTCAGACATCCGGTCCCTATGGGTATCAAAGGAATTGATAATGCCTTAAAAGGAGGTTTGGCGAAGGGTGAGATTGGTGTTATTCTTGCGCCAACTGGCGTTGGTAAAAGTACAATTCTTACAAAAATATCAAACCATGCCTATAATCTAGGTTTTAATGTTCTTCAAGTCTTCTTTGAAGATAATCCAAAAATTATTCAGCGAAAACATTTTACCCTATGGACAAAAATTAAACCTGATAACTTGACCGATGAAAAAGAGGCGGTTCTTTCTCAAATTCAGGAGCTTAAGAAAATGGAAAATAAGTTGATTCTTAAGAAATTACCATCTGAGACATTAACAATGTCAGCTATTAAAAATCAAGTCAGAAAAATAATTTCTGAAGGAATTAAAATTGATTTGATTTGTTTGGATTATATTGATTGCGTTTTACCCGATAGACACAGTGGTGATGAATGGAAAGGAGAGGGTTCTGTTATCAGAGCGTTCGAAGCAATGTGCCATGAGTTGGATATTGTTGGATGGACCGCCACGCAAGGTAACCGAAGCAGTATTTCTTCAGATGTTGTAACTAATGACCAAATGGGTGGTAGTATTAAAAAAGCGCAGGTTGGTCACGTAATCATTTCGATTGCAAAATCAATGGAACAAAAAGAAGCTAAATTAGCAACACTTGCAATCACAAAATCAAGAATTGGTACTGATGGTATTATATTTAAAAATTGCAAATTTGATAATGAGATGTTGGAAATTGATACCGAATCGTCTGTGACGTTATTGGGTCATCATGAAGAAGTCGAGCAAGCGGTAGAACTTGCGAGTAAAAAAAGATTAGCGGAATTGAATTCGGCTAAAGTAAGTAGAGTTAACTAAATAAAATAAAATATAGATAAAAAAATGGACATTTCACAAGAGATATTAAGCAACATTACGGTTTATATGAAATATGCTAAATATGATGCCGTAAAAATGAGAAGAGAGACATGGGACGAGTTGGTTACCAGAAATATGGATATGCATATCAAAAAATACCCCCAAATTGAGAAAGAAATTCGTGAGGTTTATAGGATGGTTTTTGATAAGAAAATCTTACCATCAATGAGATCCTTGCAATTTGGCGGTAAACCTATAGAAATTAGTCCAAATAGAATTTATAATTGTGCTTATTTACCGATAGACAACATTGATGCTTTTAGCGAGACAATGTTCTTGCTTCTTGGTGGAACAGGTGTTGGTTATTCAGTTCAAAAACATCATGTTGAAGAATTACCCGAAATTCGTAAACCCAATGTTAACCGACATAGACGTTATTTGATTGGTGATTCTATTGAAGGTTGGGCTGACGCAATTAAAGTTCTTTTAAAATCATATATTGGTCAAGTGACCTCAACAATTCAGTTCGATTATAGTGATATTAGACCAAAGGGTGAAAGATTGGTCACATCTGGCGGAAAGGCTCCGGGACCACAACCTCTTAAGGATTGTATCCATAAAATAAAAAGTATTTTGGATAACAAAGTTGATGGTGAAAAGTTATCAACAATTGAGGTTCACGATATTATTTGTCATATTGCTGATGCGGTCCTGAGTGGAGGAATTCGCAGGGCGGCTTTGATTTCTTTATTCAGTGCAGATGATGATGAAATGATTGCTTGCAAATCTGGTAATTGGTGGGAATTAAACCCACAAAGGGGT